CTCGTGGCGTTTACGCCGTACGTGGTCGCGTCCTGGAAGTTGCAAGCCGTCACGAACAGGTCGATGCTCGAAGTTATATCCAGACCAAAGGACCCGGCCGCCTGGGCCCGGCACCCGTTGACGATGCCGCCCGAGGTGCACACCGATAGGCCACCACCGGTGATCGTGCCCTGAGCCCCACTACCAGTGATCCGCACGTCCTTCATCATCTTGCTGGCTGATCCCACCTCGATGGCGGTTCCTGACGGGTTGACCACACGCACGTCCGTGAGCGCGATCCTGGCCCACTTGTCGTCCGCGGACGTGGTATTGCCCAGTATGGATACGCCCTTGCCCGCGGGACTGGATATTCTCGACCCGAACACACTCACATCCTGAATGTACGCGGCCGAGGAGGCCGGTTCCATATAGATGGCCGCTGTGGTGGACGGACAACTGACGGATTGAATGCCCCACATGACCAGGCCCTTTACGTCCAATGCCTGAATATTGTGCGCGCCCGCGCCACTACCGCCCGGGAAGTACAGATCGCTGAGGGTGACGTTGGAGCAGGAATTACCGGGCGTTCCATCGTGCGTCAGAACCAGCGACGGGCCGTTGATGCCCGTAAACTTCACATTCCCCATCTGGAATCTGTCCACGCGCTTCATGCTCACAGCGGTGGAGGCGGTTCCGAGGGCGGTACTGATCGATAGGTTGAAGATACTGATATTTGCAAGCGTACCGGTATTCGTGATGAACGGCCCGGCCCCACTGGTGATTGCAATGGTGCTACTGCCCGGACCCGCGCCCACGATGAGCACATTGCTCGCGGTAATGACAACACTGGTGCCCTGGGCCCATGCCTCGATACCAGTATTGGTCGGAATGTATACAATTCCCCCGCCAGTCTGGCCATTTGCTGCGGTCACGGCATCGTTGAGCGTTGGGTACTCGGAGGCGTTGATAACGCCCCACAGGTTCCGCATGCTGATGATAGTGTACAGGCGGTCCATGTCCAGGTTGCCCCCGGCCACGAGTGGCCAGGCAATGCTGGATCCGCCAATCGCCGCGAGTCTGGCCTCAATCTCGGCCATTGCGGCGTTCCAGGTCGTGCTTGTGAGTTTCTGTCTAGTTACCAGTTGAGGCAATGCCATGTCTTACTCCTGTTCGGACCTGGGTGCAGTAAACTCGACCTCCCAGCCGAGCAGTACCAGATCGTTACTGGTCACAATTTTCCACGATAGGCCGTACCCGCACGCGTCGAGCAGTACATCGATAACCGATGCCTGTTCTCCCGACATCACCAGGCCGTCAGGGTCACAGTCGACCCGAAAATCCTTGTCCACCACGAACGACTTGAGCAGTACGTTTTGGTTGACCGTGTAACTGCCGTTCTCCGGCGGTAGTTCGTGCCGGTACTCGGACCAGGTTACGTTCAGGTCCCAGTCCCCGCGTACAAGAACGTACAGTTTGAGTTTGCTGAATGTTTTCCCATACCCAATCAAGCGTGGGTCCTGCGACCGGCCGGTTATAATCGGACTCTCGATGACCGCCTCGATGGGTGTATCCCTGAAATCTACCCGGTGCATAGGGTCAATGTACGCCGTGCGACCCTGCGAGTCCCCGTACATTACAACCTCACGCAGCGGCGTTCCAATTTCAACGGTTCGCATGGATCGAGCATCGATGATCCACGGCCCATGGGACTGTTGACTGTTTACATTGTACACGAATGTACCACCGGCCGTACTATACCCGAACATGGGAAGTGCAATATGCACCAGACCCAGGCTTGAATCAAAGTCCATGTACGCCTGGGCCAGTGCCCCGGTGTTCACCAGTAGTTCCGATCTACCGGTATTGGCCCACATCTGGTGCAGGACCATCATTGGTTGCTGAACGGTGATCTCCCCGGACTGCTGCGATGCGACGATCGAGCGCATGCCCGATCGACTGGTGAACCACAGATCGTTCCCGACCATAGTTACCGAGTTCTGGCCCTCGCACCCGATCGTCGGATGCAGTGGATTACGCGTATAACTGAACGGGCCGAACCCGGTAATGCCCCACGTACTCTTGCGCGTCCAGATAATGATGGACTGGTTGTAGTCCCCGAACATGGCGGTGCACCGGTCGGCACGTTTGGTGGCCGGTATCTCAACGAACCCGGCGTCCAGGGCCACATCGAACTGTTCCTCGGTAGTCGTGGGCGATGGCGTCCACCAGACGTTGGGCTGGCGATCGGCGCTGTAGTAGGCCCGGTACGGGTTACTGTGGTCCCCGATCACCCAGAGTCGTTGCTGATGCTCGACCACGGCCTCCGCGGGCGGGGCATCCGTGAGTTGTTCCGGAGCATCGTCCACTCCGCTCCAGAGCCAGATGGCCGAGGTACCGGCCCCATTGTAGTCGACCCACACGGCATTCTGCCGGTAGGTGGACATATTTACGAGCGCGTTAACCTTGGTGTGCAGTGGGCGCCACACTTCGCGCAGATCCAGGTCGTGGTAGATGTAGTCACCACACGCGGCGAGTACGCACCGTTTCTTCGACCCCGAGCGTGTGTCAAACTGGAACTCACCAATGGCTACGACCGGGTCCGTTACGAATGGGTCGGTTGCCACATCGTTGTACATGGGCGTGACAATGCGCGTGTTGTACGTTTTCTTTGTGGTATTGGTATCCGGCCTCCACCAGAACTCAAACAGGCAGGTTGTCGCCGGCGTAACCGTGGCAAGACTAGCGGCCGTTAGTGTGTCGATCAGTGCGTCATTGAGGTACACGGAGATACTGGTGCCGTTACTGCGGAGTTCTAGCGTATTGTACCCGCCAAGACCAGCGAACTCACTGCCAGTTACCAGTGTGTACTTGCTGTTGTCATTGCGCCTCCAATACAGCCCCCCACTGTATAACGCGAACTCCTTGCACGTACTGGCTACGCCCTGAACACGGAATGCAAAGGTACCCGCTGTCGTATCCGTACCATTGTACGCGGGCATGTTGACGCCCTGGATCAGGAACCTGAACGACCACCTTGTCTTGGCCGATAGAGCGGGTGCGGAGTACGACAGGGTGTAGGCCCCGGTTGCGGTTTTGGATACGGCCGCCAGGAGCACACCCTTGTGGGTTGACAGGCTGATCTTGGCGCCACCGCTGTTATCGAATGCGTAGAACCCACTGAGGCCCGACAGGAACGACGAGAACGCGACAATGTTCGGGTACAGTCCCGTAATTGGGTCTGGGGTACCGATGTCGGGGCGCACCAGAACCTGCCCGTACGGGCGCAAACCCGGGCGCACCCCGAGTATGCCGTCCAGGTCGGAGGTCATGTTCTGGGCCTGCCACAGGGCGGTCTCGTCCACACTGGCCTGGTGGCCGGCGGTAACGAGCCCGAGTGTGGCTGGAATGGCCGATACGCGCAGTACCGGACTGGGCATTAGTTATCGTACCTCCAGTTGAGTAGGTCCCAGGAGTCCCCACCGGACCCCTTGATCGATCCCATGGCGATACCCCTGCGTATGTCGGCGCGCGTCTGGCACGCTACCCCGAACCGGGGCAGTGCACGCACCACGCCGGGGTTGGACGCCTGCTGGTCGTACTGCCGGAGCATGTCGGCCAGAATCTGTTGGGTCTTGCTATCGTCCTCGTAGTCCCGAATGGCGAGTTCGAGTATCACATCGATGAGCGCCCCAATGAACCGCTCGGCCACAAAGATCTTGTCGTTGTCGGAGTTTATGGACGGATGCGTGCGCTGGTACGGAAACTGCAACAGCCGTGCGTTCTCAATGTAGGGGTGGAAGTGCACCAACTGTACGGTCTCGCCCGGGTTGGTGGTGTACACGGTGTACACCGCGGGCTCGCCCAGCACGATTCCCCGATCCCGCATCCGTCTGTCTCGGAACTCATCCGGCGACCGGGGTTCGATATGGTAAGGACTCAGAAAGGACTCAAAGGTATCAGCCGGACGGTCGAAGTCGTCCGGTAGGGCGTACCGGTCCTGGGCGATGGTGAACCCCATCTCGTCCGCGGCCGTGATCGAGGCACTGATCCAGGCCCTGTTAATCTGGATCTGGGTCGGGGACGGGACATCGACAATCCGGTACACGTAATCATCCCCGTTCACCTGGAAGGCACGCTGCTTGTACGTGTCGTCCAGAATCATGGCGTCGAGCGTGACCACGTCGCTATTCTGTGTGGCCGTCACGTACTGCAGGAGCGACGCGTCACTCTTAACCGCCGCCAAGAGCACAATGGTACCGTCCGTGCGGAGCAGTGGCCAGTTCGAGAGACCGCACCACGTCTGAAGAACCCGGTTGACTAGGCGCAGCAGTTTGCGCTCGTGGGCCGAAAGTTCATTGTCCGGCTTGTCGATCGTCTCTATTTGGGGCCACTTGAGTCGGTCGGCCAGTTCGTTTAGAAGGCTAAGTGCATTCGTCATACTATACTACCCTCGATGCAACAACAATCACATTGATTTCCCCACCAGTTCCAAGAACCAAACTATTGGTCCAGGTAATTTGTAGACCACAGGGAATGACCCACGGACCAGTACCTACCGTAACTTGACCCCCGAATTGCCCAGTCAAGCCCATGTACTTGTTGACCGCAGTATCCGTAGCAATTGCAACCGTAGTTACTAGCCCCGCACCGTAAGCCGTATTGGCATCGTAAACCCTAAACGCCGTATCGGCCACCAGTGTTTGGGCGCTATCCAGGAACGGACTGATTAGCCCGATAGTGGCACCACCGGATCCGCCCACTGGATTTACGGTAAGATTGGACACGGTATGAACAATCAACTTAACCTCGTACACACCCGCACCCATATTCAGTTTGTACGAAGTCGTTGTATCTGTATACTTCAGGTTCAGTTTGTGGATAATGGTCTCTGGTCTGAAAATTTTCATATCCCGCACCTGTGTTGCCATACTACACCATCCTTGAGGCCACAATTTCCACTGTCACTGAGCCCGTTGTTGCCGGAGTGGCATTGGTCCAAGTAAGTTGAAGCCCGTAGGGGATTGCAAACGGACCCGTATCCAAGTTACTAAGCCCACCCCCAAATGTTCCAACAACACTGTAATATTTGCTCTGCGCCCCAGCGCCGGTTGCTACGGTATGCTCCGTTACGGTTGAAGTGTCATCGGCATCAGCCAAGTTAAAAGCAGTGTCCGCTACTGTGGTTTGTGCCGCATCCAGAAACGGTTTGATAAGACCAACTTTGCAGGCGTGACTGAAATCCACAGTCTTAGTGATGAGCATGACCAGTTTGTACACTCCTGGCGCCATAGATAGCGCGAACTTTGATGCAGTAGCATCGGCGTACCCCAAAACTAGTGTGTGCCGAATACACTCTGGCCTATACATGTACGTATTCCTAGTTTGCGTTGCCATTATCCACCGCCGTAATCGTAACCGCGGCATTCGCCGTGGCCGATGGGTTGCGCACCTGGAGACTGTCTAGGAATCCCGGTGCAAGTAGTACCAGCGTGGCCGCGGGGGCAAACTCCCCGTTCACTGACACCTCCACTGGCTCGGTCGATTCGATCAGAATGTACGAGATGTGTTCGATTCCACAGATGAAGTCCTCGGTTGCACTAGGGGTCACGGTCATTCGCTTGGTTGCGTATTCGCGCCACCGCTGGTGCTCATCATCGTACCGCTTGTACACGGTGCGGAACCGATTGATTTTGGCAAGCATTGCCGAGTTAATCTCAAGGCGCAGATCCGGGGCGTATATCGGTTCCACGTCCAGGTACGGAACGCGCGATGTGCTCTGCACAACCAGGTCCACGCTGTCGGTGTCGTCCGATGTGTCTCCGCCACTAGCCAGATCCGCGTCGGTAAACGTCGCCGTGTAGGTAATCGTATTCCCGGCCTGGTCGGCATCTATGGTCGTGTCGATCACGAGCGTGGCCGATGCCCCGTCGGCCAGAGTCGGAATGCTCCACACACCCGCACTGTACGTTCCACTCGAGGCCGTGTGGGACACGTAAGTAATGCCCGCCGGAACCGGAACGCCCACAAGCACACTCGCCGCATCGAACCCGTCGTTGCTGATGGTTACCGTGTACCTGATAGGGGAGTTCACCGGAGCATGGGTCTTATTTAGCGCCACCGTAACGGTGTAGTCGGTTGTGGCCGCAGGGAGTGCTCCCGGTGTAGATCCACCATCTCCTGCCTCCGTGTAGACCACGGGCCGGAAGTCACCCGGTAGGTCGATACTGTACCCACTGTCGTTGATATTCGACCACGTCCAGGCCGTGGACGGGGCGGCGAACACGCTCGATTGGGCCACCCCATGATCTACAACGTCCGTGGTCTTGGGACTACCACCGGTACTCCAGGGCGGGAGTACGTAGATCTTGTTATCGGGCGCCTCGAGCGCGGTGACATTCGGGCCGAACAAAATAACATTGTACCCCAGAATTCCGGCGTACGTGGCAGTGGATCCCGAACCTCCGGCAAATATCGCGGCCACGGGCGAGGATATCGCGGTCGTATCAATCCACAGAAGATTACTGTGCCAATTGACCGTGCCATAATTACCCGATGCCGGGGACGCTAGAAGCAAACTGTTGATGGCATCCGTAGTACTAAGAACAACCGTGTTGTAATAGAACCCCAACTGGTTGCTTGCGCTCACTGGCGTAGCGGGCCAGCGCAACCTGCCTTCGTACGTGTCGGCCCATCGGCCGACATGCCGCCACACACAATCGTGCATCGTACCCTTGGCTGTGGTTGCTGCCGTAAAGAACTCTATTGGACGGCACGCATTGTTCAGGTAGCAGTGCCGTACTTCACCGCAGTTTGTGGGGGCCGTACCTGACTGGTCCATCCATGTGCGCAGCGCGTCACCAAAGTTCGTATGACTGTCCGTGTACCCGTGCAACTCGCAGTACTCGAACCGTGGCGCAGCACTGGTACTGGCATTGCGCACAACCATCTGTCCGTCCGTGACACCGGCCGTGGTCATGTCAAACTTTATGCCCTGAATCACGATGAACGGTTGACCGGTACCGGTTGTCAGTATACGGGCCGCACCACTAGCCGGCCATGTTACAGACGCCTTTGCCGGGGCATCTGCCAAACTCCTTCCGCGAATCGTAAAGGATGGATCAGTGTCGTAACTGGTTCCAGCCAGGGATTTCGTTAACGCCGTGGGCAATCCGGGCAACGTGAAGTCACCAACAATGTTGAACACGTCACCCTTGGCGCCGCTGGCGTTGATGTACGTACAGATCTTGTCGAGCGTGGCCCACGCCTCGGCGTAGCTATCCCCCGACCAAGTATCATTGCCCCCAACTGCTCGAACCCACTTCGTTGCCACGGATCACTTGCTCCTACGATGTTTCGCCCGCGTTGCGGACTTCTTGATCTTGACCGTTCCCGAGTGAAGTTCCCCCTTGAGTTTCGTTTTCTGTGACGCCGTCAGCGGGGATACCTTCGACAAAAGGTAACGGACCTGGCGCTGCGATTTGGTTTTTGGCATTGTTCTGCGCCTCCAGGCGCTGTCGCGTTTTCGTGAATCCCGACAGTGTGTCCGGCACCTCGTAGATCGTACCGGTGTTCACATCCAGGTGACCACACAGCACGCGCCCATCGATGTAGACGGGCCATCCGTACTTGTTCAGGTTGTGCACGAACCGAATGTCGTGCCCCCAGTTTACCATTCGGCCCTGCACGGTTCCCCCCGCACTCATGTCCGGTAACTCAACCTCGTCCATCCACACCGGAACTTCAGTACCACTATTATCGGCCCGCATCTTGTCCATTACGTCGGCAATGGCCTCGACCCTGGCCAACAGGAACCCAGACCCCGTAGCGAACACGTGTTGGGGTTCGGCCCCGGGACCCATCTCAAAGTCCCAAGACGCACCGACACCGTGCTCCATGTACACAACCGGTTCAGAGGGATCCTGGCGGGTCATACACACCGCCCCAATCGCGCCGGCCTCTGGGTGTTGTTGCATAAAATTGAACATTGTGTACAATCCGAGTGCCGGGGGAAGGGTGTCATCGTCCCAGTACAGGATGTACGTGGATCCCACCCGCATGGCCTCCTTGGTCAGGATCTGACGCGCAACGGACGATAGGGTTCCAGAGTGCCAACTGATGGCCTGCGTCACGTTCAGGGGCATGAGGGTATTGTGGTAGGAAATGGTCCAGTAAATGGGCATCAGGGCCGGCACCCGTGATCCCTCGAGAATAAACTGTTTCCCGCACCCCCCGAGTTCCTTGGAACACTCCAGCAAAAACTTGTCCACCTTGTTCCCGCACGGCACGGCAATAAACAGGTACGGTTTGTCGGCCAGTTTGATCTTGGGTTTGATCGGGGCATACCCAGATGGCCGTCCCTCGTCGATGAAGTTAAGCAATTTCATTCGTTGTCCACCCCTTGGTTGTGGGGTGGGGAACCCGTAGGAACCCCACCCCTGCTGTACGCCCGCCTACTAGAAGTGGGTTATACCCCGTACAACTACTGACAGCGGAGGTTGCGCAACGAAATAAGTGATCGTCACGTTTCCGTCCACAAACGCATCACCCGAGTCATTCGTTATTGTTACACGAATCCTGGTGACTGCAGAATCACTGCCCTGTAGGTTAGCACCAGTTACGATTGTCAGTGCCGTAGCCGTATTGCTCGGCAGTGCCGTCTCAGCAACAAGTGCAGCACCCGAATCCGATGTTCCCACTTTGATAGCGGGATCACTGGTTACAGCCGCACTTGTCGAGGCAACGATGTCGGTAACGTAAATCTTCATGCCCGCAGGCAAAAGAAGTTCGCCAATGTAGACACCACTATTTGCACCAGCACTAACAAACATTGACCAGTGCTGCAGGGCACCCGATACGGGGCCGTCATACCCAGATCTGGCGTCTTTGAATCTAGTCAAAGCCATGTTTCTTGCGCTCCCGTCTGGGTTAGACTCCCTGAGATCCAAACCAACCGCGCCAGTCGGCCACGCCGTGACTGTAACGGTAAAGCATGGAACTTTTTAGGTTCTTGGTATCAAAATCGGCAGCATGGTCCGTCACCGGTTCCTGCCGCCAGTAGAACAGCAACTTGTGAAGCCGCGGTTCGCAGGTGAGGTACCACGAGTCGGCATCCGTCAGGAACGGCGTGTCAAACACTTGAAGACCCAGCCGGTTCACGACGTTGATGGCATTGTTCGCGGTATCACTGCGCTGCTGCGACTCGAGCACCTCGGACACGATCCACCGGAGCTCGTTCGGAATGACCAAACGGGTCATCGGGATAACCATGAGTTCCCCGCGCTCGTTGACCATATCCGCGGCCTGGTTGATTGCGGCCTCGAGGGCGGACTGTGAGAAGTCCGTCTGAAGCAAGTTGCTGAACGTGCCGCCGGCCACCGTAACGTGCGTTCCGAAGAACGCCACACCATCCGGGGCGGTAACCGTACCGAACCCATTCGGAAGATCCGACACCGCATCGGCCTCAATCGAAATCTTGGCCATACGCCCGAGTTCCGGCATTACATCAACCAGGACGCCATCGATCTCGTCCTCGTTGAGCTCCATACTAATCTGGTACCCCTTGGCGAACGTCTTGTGCGTGAACCGCACGTCGTAGGCCGCAAGGATCCGATCATACTGGAGTGGTTCGCTCTGTGGTTTTTCGGCAAAACGGCCGAGACCGGCGAGACCGGTGATCTCCTCGGCCATGCGCGTTGAGGTGCGCATATTGAAGATCTGATCGTAGATCACCTTGGGCATCTCGTAGTTGAGGCCAAGGATTTCGTCGATATAGGCCAGCCGATTCTCAAAGAGAGATCTGAAATGCTGCTGGACCATAACAAGCCCTGCACTAGCCATTGTACATCCCTCCTAGGGTTAGATCGACTTGGTCTGGTACTGCGCCATGTTCTGTGGATCGATCCGACAGATCACACGTGCGTACGCGCCCGTAATATCCTGTCCCATGATTGGGCTAAAACCAGTCACGATAAAGGGACGAATTGTACCGGACACGTTCGCCGCAGCCGGTCGCGCGTCATCCAACGCGGTGTTGGACTCGAGCGTGGTTGTGTTCCCAGTTATCGTTGTATTATCCTGACAACGGTACCTGTTTCCACTGGTGTATACCAGCGCGGCCAGCGTCGTGAGTAACGCGGTGCCCGCGAGTGTGGCCAACTGGACCTCGTACTCCTGGTCCCTGCCGACATTCACTATAACGGAACGGGCGGTATCGGTAGTTTTCCTACCGGTCGCCGTTATTCCGATACACTGACTGAAATTGCCAACCGTCATGGTCCATCCCACGACGAGCGCACTGGCGTTGTACATGACGGGCATGCCGGCATAGATAGTCGCCGTCTTTGTTGCCTCGAGTACCTGCATCAGTGGGGCCGTTCCGGCCGGGTTGCGGATTGCACGGAATCCAAATGGCATGTTGCTATTGTCAGCCATTTTCCCTGTCCTTCAGTTTGGCGAGGATGTCACTTACCTTGGAACTGCGCATGCTGCGCGGGTCCCTGTCCATTCCGATCGCCCGTGTATTGGGGTCGTCCTGGAGTCCCGCACCAACGAGTGCTGCACCCGGGTGGTGAATCGTCGTCGTGAACTGACTCGCCGCGGCGCGGTTCGCGTTCGCCCGCTGAATCGACAGGGCGCAGCGCGCCTTGTAGATCTTCGCGTCCAAACGACCGAGAACCAGATCGCCACGCCGCACGGCGCTGTCCATTTTTGTCCCACTGACCATCATGGCCGGTGGGTCGGGCATGCCGTACTCGCGCAGTTTGCCGTCCTCGGGTTTCCCCGTGTACTGGTCCCCCCACTGCATGACCCTCCATCCCCGCCAACGCCCCTGTCGCTCGCGCGCTTCCGCGTTGAGCCACTTGAGCACCTGGCCTTCTGGGAACTCCGGATCCGCGGGGATACCACCATCAATTCGCAGCGGCGCGTCCTCTGCGTATGGGTCAACTAGTGTCTCGACTTCCCGTTCAACCTCAGCGTCCTCGCCTGTGATTGCCTCCGAGAGCGCCTTGACGAGGTCAAGTAACTCGGCGCGCTCGTTATTGAGCGTGTCGATCTGCTCCTGGAGGGCGGTGAGTGTCGCCTTGGGTTTTTCCGTGGTCTGCTTACTCAGGTCGTCCATGTTTAGCCACCTTTCACGATCTGATCCATAATCTGGTGATAGATTGCCTTCCCTTCCTTGATCCGCTTCGGATCGAAGGACTTGCCCGTGGGTAGGGCCGCGGAAAGGCGCTGCGCTAAGCGCTTGTCGGCCGCCTCCTCCTCCGGTGTTGGCGCTTTATCGCCGCCGGTGGGTGCGGACTGGTGGCGCGTTGCCACACTGTTACCGCCGCCACGTGTGTCCCGGGCCTTATAGCCAGTTTTCATGGCTATCTCATTGGCTGCGTTCAACACGATACGGGGGTCGGCCGTAAGGTACGTGTCGCCGTACCTCTGTTTGAGTTCGAGCAGGTGTCTGTCGACACTCTGCCGAAACTCCGACGCTGGGTCCAGGAGCTCGGGGTACCGCCGCACGGCCATGCTATTGGCCTGATCCCGGGCAGATGTAAACTGCTGGGACTGGTCAAACTGCTGGACTCGCTGCGACGTTACTTCCTCCGCCGTTTTCTGGGCGATCAGGTCGTTGAGCGCCTCGCGCTGTGCTGGATCAGTGATCTGTGCACGAAACTGTTTGAGCTGTACAGACGACATGCGAGTTATGTCGTTTGCCGGTTCGGTTGTCGGTGCGGCCGGTGAACTGGACTGCGGACGCAACGAGAGGACCAGGCTTTTTAGTTCCTGGATCTCACGCATCTGTGCCGACAGTTTACGATCCATTTCTCCCTTGAGGTTATCAACCGTTCGCCCGGCTTTTTTGTCGTCGGGGTCCGGTTCGGAAATGGACTCGATCACCGGTTCGTCGTCGAACGAAACCGGGTCTATGTCGAGTGGCGAACTCAACGGGTCAACGCCGAGATTGTCAAGTGGCCCTGACATGGGGCACCCCCTAACGATGGGTGAGCGTGTGTTACCGGCGCTTCCGGGCCGGCTGCGGTGTTTTGATAACTTTGCCTTTTGGCGTCACGTGCCCCGGAATAACATCATTGTCCCAGGGTACACCGGCAGTGCGGTTCGCGTACGCGACCTTGGCCTTTTCACGAACTAGGAAGTTTGGGTGTGTTCTCGAAATCTGGTCCAAGGTCTCCATCGAGAGCGTCTTGAAGTTCATGTGGGCCTGGCCGCGCGCTACAACAGCCCCTATACCCCCGCCCAATTTCTCCACTTTCTTTTTCGCCATTTACTGCTCCTTGTTTTTCTTTTCAAGGTCACGAACAATTACTGCCGCAATCTCAAGACCGTCATATACGCCGGCCGCGTGACTGGCATCCCCCGTTCGGGCCTGTGCCAGTACCACTCCGGCGCGTTTCAATTTCTCCGCCTCTAGGGCTAGTATGATCTCTCCCCATTCTATCACTGAACACCGCCCTCTTGGTTGCCCGGATTCATCACATCGGGTGCCGGTTGGTTATTGGCCCCGCCCTGAATGGGTGCGCGGCCTGCCTGTTGTTGCGCGAGCATGAGCTGTGCGTGCTGTGTGAAGTGCGACCCAATGAGGGCCACTGCCTCGGTCGGCTGTTGCTCAAATATGGGGGAGCGCACGAGCATCTGGACCGCGGCCATGTGCTGTGCGTGATTGTCCGTGGGGAGTGCCCCCACCGGCACCATCTGCATCATCATCTGGTTCTCAGTCTCCTGCGAGTACGGCGGGTGTGTGCCACCCATGCCCTGTGGGTTGGGTAGAAGGTCGTCTATGTTCGCACCCTCGCTGTTGTGCCGCAGAAAGTCCAGGGTCAGGTTGCGGAGAGCGCGCATGTCCATCGCGTAGAGTGGGTTCGTAATGAGCGCCTGGTACCGTTGGAATGAAATATTCCTGCGCATCTCGCGGTTGGTATTCACGGTGTTGCCTGTGAACTTGAACTCGTACCGGCCGTCGAGTGCGTGCTTGGCGATCTTGTAGGGTTTCGGGTTACCGGTCACGTAAATGTACTTCTCCTCGGGGCCGAAGTAGTAGTACAGGGCGTGGATCTGATACATCAGTTCGCGCCACCCACCCTTCTGGGCGGCGAGAATGTACTGGTCGACCTTGATCCCTGCCTCACTCAACAGTGCCAGCGTTCCTCGCGCGGTACGCGGGGCATTGCGCACCTGGCTCGAACCAGATACCTGTGGGCTAACCGTCAACCTATCGGCGAACAACAGTAGGGAATCAACGGCCGACAAGTTAGCTAGGGGTTGCTGTGGGAAGTGCGGGAACACCACGCTGTTGATGTCCGCTACCGGGATCCCTTGCCCCGGCTGCAGGCCCCGTATCTGCTTCGGATCGATCGTGAAGAACGCCGGCACGTAGAAGAACCACGGGTTGTTGATGATCTCCTGGGCCTCGTGGACCATGTTGATAATGGCGTTGACCTCAATGTTGATTGGGGCCAGGTACTCGGCCTGGGAGAGCGCATAGAACATATTGGCCTGGGGAATGTCGCGTAGTTCCGCAAACGGACGGTGCCGGTGCGGGAACTCCTCCTCGAGGTAGCACGCGTGGACTATTTTCCCGAGTCCGTAGGGAATCTGGTAGATGACCTCCTCGGGTACCCCATCTCCGTCCAGGTCGTCGCTGGCGTAGACCTCGAGTACCAGGGCCTTTTGGTTGGTATACGCCTTGAGCTGGGAGGTCGTTGTGTCGGACCCGGTGGGGTCCTGCCCGATCTGAGCATCCACGATAGTCTTGAGTTCACGCTCATCGTTGCGCTGCTCGTGCTGGTCGGAGGTGGTGACCGAGTTCTTGATGAAGGTCATGTCTGTTTCGTCGAGGTTCCAGCCCTCACTGTTACGCTTGTGCTCGAACTCCTTGTACGACATCCAGTACTGGTGCGCAACACGCGGAGCTTCCTGGAGATTGCGCGCCCGGTAGGGCACGATAAGGTCCTCGAAACTGACTATATCAACCTCGACATTGTCCTTGGTGATGATCTGTCGGTGGATCTCTAATTCTACCTCGTCCATGTACTCGGTCTCGTGGAACGTAACGGTGGCGGTAAACAACCGGCGCTCCTCGCGGAACTCAACCTCAAACTGTAGACCACTCAGTCCCTCGTCATAGTCGGTAAGTGCGGCGTCCTCGGCACCGGCAACAGCAACGATCGCGTAATCTTCGGGTTCGGTTCCACTTGCTCGACTGAAACCAGTTACGCGCACACTGGGGCCAAACACGTCCTGGAGTATTTCGTATGGAACCTTAACCCGGTCGGTCGGAACGGGCTGGTTAGCGAGGTCCATATCGCCGGCCACCCACCGGTTCTTGGCCCGCTGTCGCAGCGTGGTCCACCGTTTCGCGTGATTGTACCAGGACTTGACAACCGAGGTACCGTCGAGGTGGCAGTTGCGGAACCAGATCTCCATGGTTTCAAATAGATCCGGAATGTTTGTGTCGCACGCCCAGTTCAGGTGGGTCTCGGCGTCCTTGGCCATATCGGGGTTCCCCCCGCCGCTCACACGCTCGGCCTGGACGTGGGGGTCCGAACCCCAGAAGGCATTCATTTCCTTGGGTACCAGTTCCTCGATCTTCTCAGTGAGCACGGGCAGGTGCATGTCAACCTGTCCTGGGTACCGAAGGGTGCGATTGGTCTGCCCGAAGTAGAGTTGACGAATGGTCTTGATCTTCGCCGCGCGCCCACTACGGTCACGCACATCGGCGTCTATCAGTTGGACCAGTTCCTTGCCCTTATCGCGCGCTTCCTCGTCTGAAAGGTGAATCATGAATCTCCTAATCGACCGATAATCGACCGATGCGCGCCACTAACCGTCCGATGCCAGGTACTCGACCGTAGCCTGAACACTGGCGTCCTCGTTTTTTAGGTACAGGTGCGAGAACGACCCGATAATCATTAGGACCCCGGACACGGCCCAGAGTCTTGTGTTCACATCGAGTGCCACCTTGATCTCACGATCGGTCACCAACATCAGGTGCGTTGCGGGGGTACCCGCACCCAAACTGCCGAGGTTGGCCTCCTCCGGCGAACCCATAGCCGCGTCCAGTACGACACGATCGGACGCCTGCAGCGTGTAGTCCACGTCCGTCTCCCGGAACACGTGGTCCAGGAAGTCCGATCCGTTGCGCAACAGTTTGAGTCGCGCGAAGGTGTTTACCTTGAGGACATCGGCCATTACATTCTCCCGTACACGGCACCGGAGATCATGCCCCGTCCCGGGTACTGTTTGTGCATTAGTTCGTACTCCTGTTCGAGCGCCTGACTGAGCGTGCGGTACGTCAACCCGGTTTGGTAAAAGTACCGTATGCAGTCGATCATGTCATCGTCGGTTTTGCGAACGGTCTGGCGCTCGCCGCGCAGGTCCCGCTGTTTACTCGAGGCCCAGGCGTCATAACTGTAACGCATAAAGTTCTGTTTCACGTTCGGGCAGTTGTTCATGACCACAAGACCGGGTTCGGCCCAGTCCGATCGGAGCCGAAGGGCCTGGTGAATGGCGTCGAGTCCCGCCTCCACGTTCGTGCGCGGGGCCGGTATGCACCGGATGCCCACGGTTGCGAACCGCTTCATAATCGAGTCCCCGCTAGTGCGCTCACGCGCATGCGCGGACGGATCGATCAGACCCATAACGATCGGCTCACGGTGACCCGTCGATTGATCGATCTCGAGCCGCTTAATTCGCTCGGCCACTGAGTCGATCGTTATAAGTCCCTCATCAAACAGTTCGCGGTACACGACCACCTGGTTGTCCGGTGATACGGCCATCCAAACAACGGCCACTGGTTTGCGCGGGTGCGGATCGATCACGCGCACACGAGGCCAAGTTCTGGGGATCTTGTATTCGGGGATCCAGTACGGGGGCTTTGGTTCCCACTCGCGGAACACCCTGCCCGTGAGATGCATCCATTGACCACCCACGCGCACGGATCGCTCGTCCTCGCGCAAATCGGCAATAAACGAGTCAATCGCAGCACGAGTAAGATACCCACCATTGTCGACACAGTTGTCGAAAATCGAGAACCGAAAAACCTCAACTTCACTGTCGCGGTCGCCGGAACGCGATTCGATCACATCGGCAATCCAGGGCTGGGTAAGTGGCGTGAGCGTCAACCAACAGTGCCCGGCGAAATCCACGAGTCCGCGCCGGAGCGCGACGTACTTTCGGTACCCGATAGGCTCGTCCGCCCAGAACCAGGAGCCCGAAGTGCCCTCGAACGCCATATCGTCCTGGTCATCGCTCATGAAGAAAATCTTCGAACCATTCTTCCACGTGATCTCGATTGGGATTCCGCGCGTGTCCTTGCGGATCTCGTACCACCCGCGCGGGGCGTACAGTTCGAACTTCGGGAACAGGTTCTGGCGCACCGCCTGTGTGAAGTCCTGGCAGATGATGCGACCGACGTTGGGAACCGGAATTGGTCGTCCACTGGACAACCGGACAGTGCGCAACGGATCGTCCGGCGCTAACCACGGTCTATACCCGAGCGAATGAGAGATTGCCTCCATCATTCCGCACTCGGTCTTGCCGGATCGGTTGTCGCCGAGTACTAGGCGAACGGACGCAAGCTGCGCGGCGAAAAAGCGTTTTTGGTCACCCTTCGGCAGTGGCCGGAAGAAACAGATGCGCTGCGACGTGTACGCCGCCTCGAGAACCATCAGTTCCCGGTAGAAACTCTGGAGATCACCGATGAGCTGTGTTCTATTTTCCTGCATCTGTACTCACATTGTCAAAATCCAAAATAGCCGGTTCCTCAGCCTTTGCCACCTCAACGCGCTCGAGGATCTCCTGGGTTCGATCGAGCACACCCGGGGCATCGTGCGCAAAATCCACCTGGAGCACCTTGAGCGATTTGACCTTACCCATGATCGCATCGCGCAAACCCTCTAGGTCCTGGGGTATGAGTAGCTGCCCCGAGTGCTGTTCACTGAGTATTGCCTTGCCCAGGTTCTCTGCCACCGCGGCCTTGTCGAGCATAATACCGAATGCTAGGGCTTTTTGCGACAGGGCCGGGCCCCACGACTGGTATCCGGTTATATTGCCATTCTTGTCCGTGAGCGGTATGCGCCCGGACTCCATGTCCTGGGGTTTGATGTGGTCAAGCATTTCCTCGGATTTCACCAGGATTTTTCCCATCACTCGCGCGGCCACATCGGCACGAGCCTGGCGCTCGGGAACTGTGGTCTCTGCGGCCTCTAGACTACGAATAGCACTGTTGACCGTCTGAACGGAGTACCCGAACTTCTCGGCTACCTGACTCTTGTTTTGCAGCAAAAGGTACGCCTGGTACACGAGCGCCTTGTCAACAGAAGTCAACCGCGAACCTTTGCCCTTGCCCTTGCGTTCTAGTTTGTTAGTCATGTTACGACAAAGATCCTTCGACCAGATTTCAGTGTGATGCGGAGTACCGGTCTGAGTGTTGCGTTGTTCTGTGAATAGAAATCCACGTACTCGTACCCGGTCCCGTTCTCTACGCCCGCCGTAAGTCGTACCTTGAAGTACGTGGTGCCGGACAGGTTCAAGTTGTTCTTGTTTACGGCCCACACCAACCACCCTGTACTAGAGATTGTTTTCGAGTCCTCCAGATGCGCAACTGTGCTGCCAAAGTCCGCGGCGTTCGCCTGTAGGGTCGCACCCCAGTTATCCCCGGCACTGCCAGAGTAAAGGTCATGCGGCCCGGAATTTCCCCCGCCCTCGCTCTGGTAAATGGTCTTTACGTACGTCTCGAGCACAACCGTATCGATCGTACTCAGAACAATTCCGTACGACGATAGATCGAACTTCAGGTACATACGTGTGCGCACATAGGTATCGAGCGGACTGCCGGGCGCGTACTTGCACCCCGACCGGAGCGTTACGGCCGACGTATTTACTGCGTAGGTTGCCATTAGGGCGTGTCATCCAGTGGCGTATCGGACGCCTGTGTGTCCGTGCGCGCAATGTACCCGTCGCCACTACTGCCCTCGTAGGGGGTGCCGCTCATATGCCCTCCACAATCGCAAAATTGTTATCAACAACCATTCTGAGAAGTGTCCCGTAGGTTGGTGCGCCTTCGTTCTTCACATCAATGCGAAGGGTTCGATCATTGTCGGCGTTGCGCGAGAGTATGATTATGTAACTACGCCCGTCGTACGTGATGTAGGTATTGTTTTGGTCAGGCATTATGCGTCCTCTGTCCAGAAGATTGTCAGGTGTATCTGGCCCACCGTGCCGGATACCGTGCCGATCACGACCCACACAAAACTATCGGCCACAATGGTCGCGTCGTTGAACGCCGTAACCACGGACCCGGTCGACACACTGGTGGTGGTGGTGCCGCCAGTTACAACCTCGGCCCCGGTCGCCGA